ACACCAGAACAATTTGAACAAAAGCAGGCATCTATGAGTAACGTTTTGCGTATTGGCGCTGTTGCCAACACAAATATTAATTTAAAAACTAAAATTGAAATATATGGAAAATGTTGATTTAAAAACTGAAGGCAATAACGCTAATACGCTGTTATCGGCAGTTGAATTTTTGAAATGGTGCAATACACCTGTTTATCGAGCATCGGGAGAACTTGGCTTTAGGTTAAGGGTTCAACCGCAATTCCCTGAATATGATAATTATATTGTGATTGATGAAACTGGTTATTCCGTTTTCCCTAAAGGCAAGTTCTTATCCGCAGAGGAATTGTATAAGTATTGGCTCAATTGCCGATAACTAATGTATAGAAGCCACTCGTGGCGTATATCTCTCTATTTTAGCCGGATATGTGCAACAAAATACCTAACAAAACCAACATTTGAATCAAAATAATTCGTAACTTTACAGCACAGAACCTCCACTCTGTAAAAGACATAAAAGAATAATCAGCCACCCTTTGAACGCAAAGGATTGATTACTTGTGCCTGAGCAATGTGGAGGTTGTTCAGGCACTTTTTTTATGGCAAAAGACAAAACATCATTCATCCTGTATTGCGACCAAAAGGGGCTATTCGACAAGTTGCCGGATGAGGTTGCAGGTAGATTAATCAAACACATTTTCGCTTATGTGAATGATGAGCATCCAGAATCGGATGACTTGCTTCTGACTATTGCGTTTGAATCTATCAGGAATCAACTCAAAAGAGATTTAGTAAAATGGTCTGACAGCATAGAGGCAAAATCAAATAGCGGTGCTTTAGGCAATTTAAAACGGTATAATTTAGACCTGTATGAGAAAGTAACAAGTTCAGAACTTACAGTACAGGAGGCTGTATCTATCGCTAAATCTCGCAAAGCATCGCACCGCGACAATGTGCCATCGCAAACGGTCGCAAACCTCGCTGTTAATGTAAATGATAATGTAAATGTTAATGTAAATGATATTATTGTTGTTAGCACAACAGACAAAAAAAAGACTTTTAAAAATTGGACTAAAGAAGAATTCATTGAAGACTTAAAGCAGTTTTCAGAAGAATATCCAAAAGATACCCTTAACGCTTTTTTTCTGTATTGGTCAGAAAGTTCCGCTTCCGGCAAGATGCGGTTTCAACTTGAGAAGACATGGGAATCAGCAAGGCGTTTAATTCGTTGGAAGGAATCGAATCCAGTTGCCAAAACAGTCCCTAAAACAGAAACAACAAAAGCACCAGCACCGATTACACCTAAATTTTTACAGGAACAAAATGAAGCCAACTAAACCGCAAGACATACAGGGATTGGCCAATATCCCTCCCAACGCACTGGAAATGGAACAGGCCGTACTTGGAGCAATACTCCTTGAAAAAAAGGCCATGTATTTGGTCAAGGACAAACTGTTTACAGATGTGTTCTATAAAGACCAACACAGAGCCATTTGGGAAGCCATCAGTTCAATGCACGATTCAGGCGAGCCAATAGACCTGTTAACAGTTAGTAATCGACTGAGGGCTATGGGAACGCTTGAGAAAGCAGGTAGCACGTATTATCTGGCAGAACTTACCAGCAGAGTAGCTTCATCGGCCAATATTGAGGTTCATGCTTCGATTATTGTTGAGCAGTATTTGAAAAGGGAAATAGCCTTTGAATTGCCCTCAATTGGCCGAATGGCATTCGATGACACGGTAGAATTGGATGAACTGTACCAGAAAATAGATGAACTGAGGGAACTGTACCGGAACATTCACATCAGAATGGCCGGAGTTAAGTGTACTGACCTTAAGGAGGCGTACCTTGAGCAAATTAAGCGGATGAATGCCCAGATAGCATCTAACGTTCCTTATGGCCTATTGGTGGGTAAGAAGTTTCTGGATGACTACTTAGGGGCTATTGAGCCGGGACTGGTCATTATCGCAGCACGTCCAAGTATGGGTAAAACTACTTTCGGGATGTGGCTGGCAACAGAATTTTCAAATAATGGACATCCGGGCGCATTCATTGGGCTGGAATTAGGTCAGATTCCTATCATACGAAGGTTCATGGCCAGACTGGCAGGCATTAGTCTGGATTACATCAAGAACCCAAAACGCATCACTCAGCAGGAATGGGAAAGGATCAACGGGGCTAAAATTCCGAACGGTCTTATGTTGCCGAAAATTGACAATACGCAGGTGAACTATATCTGCATGGAGATTGAACACCTTGTAAAAAAAGGGGCAAAGTACATTGTGATTGACCAGTTGAATTTTATTTTACCTGACCCCAGAAAAAAAGCCAATACGAAAAACGATGAGGTTGGTAATATTACCAGAGTACTGGCGCAACTGGCTATTAAACTTGACATCCCAATCATTTTACTGCACCAACTCAACAGAGAAGCCGTTAAAAGCGACTTGCCAGAACTGCACCACCTGAGAGATTCGGGCAACATCGAACAGGATGCGAGGGTGGTTATTTTCCTTGACGTGCCGTACAAAAGGGGCATTAAGCAGATGGATGACGGAAGCAGTTCAGACAACAAGGCAGTCATTAAGATTGCCAAGAATGGGGAAAGCGAAGCCCCTTTAATCTCAATAGCCAAGTATTACCCCTCAATGTTTACCTACGATGACGACATTCCAGAGCTTTATTTTGTGCCAAAGATTGACTTCCAACCTTCGGTGAAGCACTCCGATATCATGCCATTCTAAAAAATAGTAGGTTGAAAATGAGTGAGTTAATTGCAGGAACAAAAATAAGTGTTGATTGGCAAAAAGTGGTTTCTTACTTTTGGGAACAATTGAAACAGAAAATGAAGCAGTTTTTTAAAGAGTATAATTATTGGGAAGATTTCATAAATGGAATGTATGAATTTCCAAAACAACAAGATGAAGAAAAGTTTGTTTTGCTTGCAATTCAAATGCTTACTGATAAAAAATTATTTTTAAACACTTGTAAGGAAGTTATAATCAACTGGACAATTTCAAGTAGAGTAAATTTAACAAATAAGCAATGCAATCGAAAGGCTTGGTTAGGTCAGGCGTGCTGTAATTTTAAATATAAAGTTCCTGAAATCTGCACAAGAATTGCTTGGGGGAAATTAAGTTTAGAACAACAAAATAATGCTAATAAAATAGCTGAACAAATAATAAATAGCTTTGAATTGAACTATGAAAAACAAGATATTGAATTATATAACTGAATGGGAAAACAGGTGTTATAAAAATGGCATACCTGACGAAGCCCCATTAAGGCTTGAGCAATTAAACAAAGTCCCATCGTACAAGGCAATAGTAAGGGCAATAATGAAAAACGACACAACACTAAAAACAATAGGTTTTACACAAAATAAATGTAATTCATATCACGAACTTAAACGAGTTGAATTAGAGAACAGAAATAAACTAACACAATTAAAACTTTTCTAATGAGTGTCTATTTAGAAACGCAAAACAGACTTGAACTACTTTTTAAAGAGTTTGATAATATTTATGTATCATTTTCGGGGGGCAAGGATAGTGGAGTTTTATTGAACTTGTGTATTGATTACATAAGACAAAATAAACTCGATAGGAAAATAGGCGTTTTCCATTTGGATTATGAAGCCCAATATACTTACACAACTGAATATGTAAACAAAACACTTGCAGAAAACTCAGACATACTTGAGGTTTACAGATGTTGCGTACCTTTTAAAGTCACTACTTGCACATCGATGTATGAAAGCTATTGGAGACCTTGGGAACAAGATAAAAAAGATATTTGGGTATCTGAATTGCCTGAAAAATGTTATACCGAAACAAACTTTGGTTTTTATAAACCTAATATGTGGGATTATGAATTTCAAGAAAAATTTAGCCAATGGATACATAAAAAAAACAATGCAAAAAAAACAGCGTGTTTAGTTGGGATAAGAACTCAGGAAAGCTTGAATAGATGGAGGGCAATACATTCCGATCGGAATTATAAAAACTATAAGGGTATAAACTGGACAAAGAAAATGTATGAAAATGTTTTTAATGCATACCCAATTTACGATTGGATTACGGAGGATATTTGGACTGCAAATGGAAAATTTGGATGGGCTTATAATAAACTTTATGATGTTTATTATCAATCTGGATTAAGCATTGAACAAATGAGAGTTGCAAGCCCTTTTTTATCTACGGCTCAAGATAGTTTGAAGCTATACAGGATAATTGAGCCACGAACTTGGGGCAAATTAATAGGGCGTGTTAATGGAGTTAATTTTACTGGATTGTATGGGGGCACTACCGCAATGGGATGGAGAGATATAAAACTACCAAAAGGACACAGCTGGAAAACTTACATGGAGTTTCTTCTTTCGACTTTACCCGAACATTCAGCAATGAATTATAAAAAAAAACTTCAAACGAGTATTGAGTTTTGGAAAACAAAAGGAGGCGTTTTGTCGGTTGAGTTAATAGAAAAATTAAAAGAATTAAATATACCAATTGAAGTAAAAGAAACGACTAACTATAAAACCATTAAGAAGCCCGTAACAATGGATTATTTAGATGATATTGACATTACAGAATTTACCGAAATCCCTACATACAAAAGAATGTGTATTTGCATAATGAAGAATGACCACCTTTGTAAGTACATGGGATTTTCGTTAACAAAAAACGAAATGCAATTAAGAAAACAAGCAGAAACAAAATACAAAAACATCTAAAACAAATAAAGTGGAAAATTACACATCGCCAGTTTACAATGTATTAAGAGTTCCTATTGAGAAAATAAGAGCTAATAGCTACAATCCGAATGCAGTTGCTCCTCCAGAAATGAAGCTACTTGAAATAAGTATCTGGGAGGATGGTTACACAATGCCTGCGGTTTGTTATTACTTACAAGATGAAGATGTTTATGAGATTGTAGATGGTTACCATAGGTACACTACTTTAAAAACAAGTAAAAGAATATTTGAAAGGGAAAAAGGAATGCTTCCTGTAGTGGTAATCAATAAAGACGAAAGCAACAGGATGGCGTCTACAATACGTCACAATAGGGCAAGGGGTTCTCACTCAATTGAATTAATGAGCAACATAGTTGCAGAATTAACACAAAGCGGAATGAGTGATGCTTGGATTTTAAAACATATAGGAATGGATAAAGACGAGTTATTAAGGCTTAAACAAGTAACTGGAATTGCTGAACTATTCAAGGACAAAGCCTTTTCGACTTTTGAAAAAAGTTAATAGAGCCTTGTTTTGAAGCAATTGCCTAACTTTACCACATAGCATAAAAGAAATTCAAATCAACAACAGGAGGCAAGACCGTTAAATTCGGGGCTAAGAACTTCGGCAGGGCGTAAAAGGCCGTTTTTAGCGAAATTAGCACTAAAATAGAAATTA